GCCTGGTTCTGGGTCAGCTAATACTGACTTTGACATCAAAGGGTTTGTGTATGACGACCCATCACAGAGATTTATAATCGCTGCCGATGGTGGTAACACAAGCAGAGCGACTGCTAAAGTAGATATCTTCAAGACTGCTGATATTGCAAGTGGAACAAGTGGTAGTACTACTACTGGTATTTCTTCTGCTGTGCTAGACATATCAACTGCTGAAGATACAGATACATCAAATTGTGTAATGATTTTAGGAATTCATGAAGATGTATCTAATGCTGATCATACTGCTGCTGGTGTTTCATACATAGTGAAAATCAACAATCATGCGTTAAACTCTTCGGATGTTGACGCTACTGCATCTTAAGGAGGGTCTAATATGGCTATTTCAAGAGCACAACTCGCCAAAGAGTTAGAGCCTGGCTTGAACGCTCTCTTTGGTATGGAGTATAATAGGTATGAAGGTCAACATGCAGAAATCTTCGACACAGAGTCATCAGACCGAGCTTTCGAAGAAGAGGTAATGTTGAGTGGCTTCGGAGCAGCGCCCACTAAGCAAGAGGGTTCTGGTGTCACATTTGATGACGCAAACGAAGCGTACACTTCAAGGTACAACCATGAGACTGTAGCAATGGCTTTCTCAATAACAGAAGAGGCTGTAGAGGATAACCTTTACGACAAGCTTTCTGCTCGTTATACGAGAGCACTTGCCAGATCAATGGCACACACAAAGCAAGTAAAAGCTGCAAACATTTTAAATAATGCGTTTACAGCTGGTGCAAGTGCTGGTGGTGATGGTAAAGCCTTATTAGCAACAGATCACCCATTAACAAATGGTGGAACTTTTGCTAACGAGCCAACTGTCGCAGCAGACTTAAACGAAACATCTTTAGAAGATGCTTTAATTAAGATTGCAGGTTTTGTGGATGAGAGAGGATTAATTATCGCTCTAAGAGGAATGAAACTAATTATTCCAAGACAATTACAGTTTGTCGCAGAGAGATTGTTAAATTCTCAGCTAAGACCAGGAACAGCAGATAATGATGCTAACGCAATGAGAAACATGGGAATGTTACCTCAAGGCTATGTCATTAATGATTATCTAACTGACACAGATGCATTTTTCATTAAGACAGATGCACCAAATGGTCTTAAGCATTTCGAAAGAATGCCAATGGCAACCGCCATGGATCCAGATTTTGACACAGGTAACATGAGATATAAGGCAAGAGAGAGATATTCTTTTGGCTTCTCAGATCCTCGTTCAGTATTTGGTTCACCTGGAGCGTAAGCTTTATTTCAATTAAAAATAAAAGGGCAGTTACATACTGCCCTTTTTTGTGTATAATAGAAGAAACCTTGACGAAGAATTAACTTCGACATTTGCCAAGACAAGGAGATTGATATGGCTAATACAACTTTTTCGGGTCCAGTCCGATCAGAGGGTGGTTTTACATCTATAAGTAAAAACGCTACAACTGGAGCAATCACTACACAATCTA